TGTGAATACAGGAAAACAACTCTCACGAGTTCAGGTATATCCCCCCTGCCCGGGTATGTCCCCATTCGGAAATCCTGAGGGGGTTAGGTACAATAACCAACTACTACCATGAATAAATTATTTAATAATTTACCAAAAGTAGTCGCATGGATTGCCACTTCCTTCTCATCGAAAGAAGGTGGTTCCGTGCCAGTTGGCTTATGCATCAAACTGATCGCCCGGTTTCAACCATTCATTAAATCCCACGGTCCTATATGGACACTAGGGTATATAAAGAATGTTAGAACCTCTTTACTAAGCTACCTGTCTGGTAGTAAGGTTAGAGTTCCGGGTGTTGCGGTAACTGGAGACGGTATCCCTAAGATTTTAGGTGATTTGATACCATTAGTTCGTGCTAGATCATACTTAGTAATAAGCTTGATCCTGACGATACTATATAGTACTAGGTCACTGAAGCTAGGAGGCCCTGTAAACACTGATTCGATTACACAACCCTTCACAGGGGATGTAACTAATCTTTCTATGTTTGTAGGGTCCTTCTGGCGTGATCTTGGGTACCGGCCCGCTACTGCCTCCGTTCCTAAAGTTCTTACTACTAAATTCGAGAGTTATCGTTCTAAGTCAGGTCCTAACGGACATGCCTTGAAAGATGCACTCTCAGATGCTAGAGCTTTGCCTAAATCCTTAATAGAATCCCTGACAGAAATGTCAGGACCCCGAATGGGGTTTCTTATAAAGACAGCGGCGAATGAACTTACAGGAACCTTCTTATCTGGTATCCTTAAAGGACTTAAAGATAAATCTTCGTTCAGAAGACTATCTTCGTTCTTTGACAAGGAGAACAAAGTGAGGGTTATTGGGATACTTGACTGGTATAGTCAATTAGCCTTAAAACCTTTACACCGTTACCTTGCTAATACCTTAAAGAAGATAAGGCAGGACTGTACATTTGATCAGTCTAACTATCAAAAGTCCCTTAAAGGGAGTAAGATTTACTATTCTGTGGACCTTTCATCGGCCACAGATAGATTTCCTATCTCTCTTATAGAGTTACTTTTGAAAGCACAACTCCCTGCTTCTTATGTTGATGCTTGAAAAGATGTGATGGTTGGCTATCCATTTGATTACCGTGGCAGTAGTTTTAACTACTGCGTGGGCAATCCGATGGGGGCTTACTCATCATTCAATTCATTTGCATTAACACACCATTATCTTATATATTACTGTTGTAAAGTGTTAGGAAAAAGCTGGAAAGCTTTACCATACGCTTTACTTGGTGATGATATAGTTATTGGTGACAAAGAAGTAGGAGATATGTACCTTTCCGTGATCAAGTCACTAGGTTTAGAGTACTCTGAAGCTAAAACTCATGTATCTGAAAAGATGTTTGAGTTCGCCAAGAGACTCCACCTAGATGGCGTAGAGATCACCCCTTTCCCCATCTCTGCTCTAAAGGAATGTGGTAAAGCATATGATATGCTCTCCACGTTACTTGTCGAACAGGATGGTCGGAATTGGAGTCCGAAAGTCGACGTATGGTCAAGTGTCTCTTATTATCAAGGAATCGTCCTAGATCGATCAGCCAAATACCGTAAGGTAATTGCTGAGAAATCATGGGCGTGCGTCGGTGTACTATTACTAGTACGCGGTACGACTCCAGCTAATGAACTGTTAAATCAGATGATTAGTAAGAGAGGCTACCGCCTACCACAATTGAGTGAGGAAGTATGCAAAAACATTCTTCTGAACACTATTGTGATGACCTTTGCCGAATCTAACATCCTTAAATCAACTTTTAGTGATATCTACGAGTACCCTTTAACAGGGCTATGCTCAAAGATGCTAAATGATTGAAATGAGTTTGTCAGAAAAGTTCCTGAGGATAAGAAACTCCTCCTCCGACAACCTTCATTGCATCCTAGGAATTTTCCTGTATCACTTGCCCAAAAGGCAGTTTTACAAGAGTTCGAGGATTTAACGAAGATGTTGGAAGAGAAGGACAGAGCGGGTCTCGACTGGTCTTACAAGTTGAGGACATTTGCCCTACCCAGAAGTGACAAGTCACTTTTGGACAAGGGTAATTATACTCTTAGTAAGGCCATCCGAAACTTTGCAGACCGGCTCGATGAACAGTTGCAGGTACTTGAACAGTACCCACAATTGCTGCAATAAGCCACTGGCTCTGCTGCATGCTTGACAACATGCAGACTCTACACATAACGGTTTAAACCGGGGGGTGTAGAGATTTCTCCAGACTTACTTTGCTATCCTGGGTTCCATGGAGATTGACCTAATGTTGGTCCCCCCATAAAGGGGATCCGACCTCA